CATCCACAAATACAAGTGAGATATTCCTATATCCACAGACATTTCGGACAATATCTACCAACACTGTACTGTCCTTGCCACCGCTAAACGAAAGATAAACACCATCTTCTCCAAACTCGCTTACCCAATCATCAATTCGCCTTTCTGTCATTCTTACTTTTGCAGACAATGGAAGTGCTTGCATCTGATAAAGGTCTGTAATTGTATGCCTATTTGCCATGTAATATCGCTTCCTTTCTTAAATAATTTCCTTGTATAAATCTTCTTTCCCTTGCAACAATTGCCCTAAAATTGCAACAAGGACATTTACGACAATGGAATTCCCGGCTTGTTTGTATAACTGCGTATTTGAATTAACTTTTTCTGCCTTTTCAAAATCTTCATCCGAAAAGTCCATCAATCTCCAACATTCTTTTGGTGTCAGTTTCCTGATTCGGTATTGTGTTGCAACTTTTATTTGTTGTGTGCTGCCACCATTAACAGTAGTAATATTATGGCATAGTGCTTTTTCATCGTACACTGTGTTTGATTGATGCTGACCGGTCCCATTATCCATAAATCCTAACTGGTTAGGCTTTTCCAACACCAAATTGTCTTTCTGCACACTCGTCAAACAATTGCTTGTGCCATTGGTATTTACTTCAAGTGTCTGTTCCAACTCAATTCCCGGTGTACGGTCTGATTGGTTTGTTGGATTGCGGCCACGCATTGCTACGCAAATGTAATTGTCCTTTTGAACCGTACTTAATGTATTTGTGCAACCATCATTTCGCAACTCTGGTTCCCTATGTTCATTAAATCCATGTTCAATTTCGTGATTTTCATATTGTTTTCTCAATGCCTTCCCTTCTTCCGTTCTAACCATACGGATTGAATTTGCTTCTACAATCATTGGTTCCCTCATGCCTCCCTGCATAGTTGTAAGAGACGATGCGATACAGTCTTTATCCCAAACATTTCCAGCAAATCCAGTACCTCTATCTTCTCCGTATAAATTACCAAGTCTTTTAACTTCATTCATCAAAACAACTCCTAAATCGTGGCTTTCTGCCTTTACACATCTTGCAATACAACCTGATAAAATTCCTCTTTAAAAATTATCAGAAACTTCCGTATAAATACTTCCTATTACTTCCATTCAATTACTCCATTGGTTCCATAATTATTTAACCCCTTATAATCTCTTGACATAAGCGTTGATGATACACCAATTTTAGATGCCTGCGGTTCCAAATCTTTATCCACCATTCCTTTCAACAATACAGTTTCCATCCGACCGCAAGTTTGAGATTCCTGCGTCATATCTTGCCTTAATGCAGTTTCCGACTTGCTTTTCTCTTGGCTCGTTAATTGTTCCGTCAACGCATGTCTGCTCTGCTCTGCTCTGCTCTGCTCTGCTCTGCTCTGCTCTGCTCTGCTCTGCTCTGCTCTTAGCAATTGTATTTGGAAGTGTTCCGTTGTCAATCAATTTCTGTATCAATTTTTGCGATTTTTCATTATTGATGTAATACTTATCTTCAACTTCATCTTCCAGATAATCTTTCATCACTTTTTGCAGTTCAATAGGATTTGGAAATGTAAAGTTATAATTGCCTAAAATACTAACCATAAAGCAACGATTTCTATTTTGAGCAACACCATAGTTCTTTGCGTTTAGGTCTTGCCAATAATTTGAATAACCTTTGTTTTCAAGAAATGCTATCCATTTTTGAAAATCGTCCATATTCTTTTTACTATGTACTTGCGGTACATTCTCCATGAGAAGAAATTATCAACCTCATTCAGCAACCGTTCTACTTCCCACAATAGTCCGGACCTTGTGCCACTACCTTTAACCATTCCCTTTTGCTTACCGGCAACCGATAAATCTTGACAAGGAAACGAGTAAGTAAGTAAGTAAGTAAGTAAAGATTTCAGTGTCAACTATTTCCAAATCAGAACCGCTTATTTGAGTTATGTCTGTAGGCTCAAAATCTGTTCCGTGAATTGCATTGTAACTTTTGATTGCATACTTATCAAATTCAACAACTTTGTAATGTTCAAAGTCTGCTGCTAATCTTTTAAGTGCCATAGCTTGCGAACCTACTCCGGCAAATAATTCAATTAAACGAATTTTGTTATTTATTTCAAAATTTCTTCTAAATACAGAAAAAATATTTAATTGTTCATTCATATCATCACCTGCTATCTATGTTTGATTTAAACAACTTTTCCACATATAAGTCCATTGAATGACACAACTTAACGCAATTTCCGTGTGACGCATGATTTTTCCATGCATTATATTTCTCATAAAATTTTGTTTCAGTCATTCTTTCGGACTTAACGAGTTTTACCCACTTTCTTATCTTTTTACGGATTTTTCGCTTGTTTTCTCCTTTTAACCTGCGTATATACTTTCCATCTTTAGTTATGTAGTGGTGGAACCCCAGAAAAGGTATTCCACACTTGAACGGAACAATTTGCGTTTTACCGTTTAGTGTCAAACCAAGGCTTTCTACAAACTGATTTATGCAATCAAGACACCATTTCAAATATTCCTTGTCGTGGTGTATCAAATAGAAATCATCCATATATCTTCCATAAAGATTGATTCCAAGTTCGCCAGTAACCATATGGTCTAATCCGTCAAGCATAAGCAAAGAATATATTTGAGCCACTTGATTTCCTAATGGCACCCCGATACCATCTGTGCTATCAATAAGCAAATGGTTAAGCCACATTGTGTAACTTTCCGGAAAGTAATAGTCAACTATATCTTTTAATATCTCGTGGTCGATACTATAAAAGAATTTAGTTACATCACATCTCAAAATCCATCCATCTAACTTGTGTTTTTGGTAAAACTCTAACATCTGTTTTTTTAGACAATCCATGCCGAACAATGTTCCTTTGTTTTTCTGCCCGGCATAGTTTGTCTTGATAAACTGGCTTTCCAGTCTTGGATGTAAAATCGTATCAGATAAGCAATGCTGAACAACCTTATCCTTAAACGAACAAGAACGTATCAATCTTTCTTTAGGCTCGTAGACCTTAAATTCGTTATATGGATTCATCTTGTAGGTTTTGTTTTTCAACTGCTCTAGCAAGATATGAACGCCATCTAGGCTCATTGTTTGGAATCTAGCACAACTTTCATTGCGCCTTTTACCTGCCTTAGCACGTTTATAAGCGTTATAAAGGTTCTCAAAATTGCATATAATACTTTTATCATCCATAATATAAACTCCTTTGTATTTATCCTTTTAGGAAAGGTCATGTGCTTTTCTGTATCTTTCTCTGATTTCGGCTTAATGCCTACTCTAACTGTCTGTTTGTCACAGAATGGGCGCACGCCGTTGTTGTTGTTGCAATTGTTGTTGTTGATGTTGCCGGACGGCGAAACAACCGATTAAGCAGCGCATAACCTATGATTTTATCTTTCTTTGTCTTTTGTTCTCCATGCGATTGCCATATGCTTTACATCGCATACCATTTTCGACCAATGACCGACACATTTTATGTTGATTAGTCCTAAACTGTTTGATAACTCTATGTAATACAAGAGTTCATCACAATGTGTTATTGCTCTTGTCTGCAACTCTAATCGTTCTCTCTTGTATGCTTTTATATCCGTCCTATTTGCTTCAATCAAACATTCGTAGATTTCAAGCGACTTGTTCTGCATCTTGTCCACAAGAGAAAATCTAAATTTCTTTGGATAGTGATTACAATTTGATGTCTTTTCCAAAGTGTGCTTTGCTAAATCTTTTGCTTTTAGAATTACAGTAAGTTCTTTACTTGCCATAATCATCACTCCGATTCAAAGAGATTAGGTGAAAAGATACAAAGTGGGCGCACGCCGATGTTGAAGTTGCAATCGTTGTTGCGGATGAGGCCGGACGGCGAAACAACCGATACTTGCGTTTCATATCCGTTGCAAGGTGTACTCCAAGGAGTGAGCAGCCACCACCACTGTTCATTATTAGGAATCAATTTTCTGTATAGTCTGTAATCGTCAATGGAAAGAAGAGATACATAATCCGTGCAATTTCCATATTCCGTCTGTCCATCAAGAGACAATAAATCTCTTCCAAACGGAAGAATATTTTTTTCCATAATCTCATCAGCAATTTTCTTATAAAAATCGTTATTGAGATATTCACGCAGACTACTTAGTTTCCAATTGTTTGTTTCCGAATCAAAAATTTTTCTTTCCTCTAATGCATCTGAAAGACAAACATATCCGCAAGGTTTGATGTCAAGGATTCTCCATTTTGTTCCGGCAACTTCAAAATAATCGCCGACTTTCAATCCAGTAAGCCGTTCTTTCATATTTTCACTTTCCAATTTGTCAATCCGCTTTTCAAGCATTTCAACTCTTTTTTCTAAGTCCATATTATTCTCCTTTCGATACAAAGATATTAGATTTTAAGATACAGAAAGGGCGCACGCCGAGGAGGTGGTAGCAACTGTAGTAGTAGATGTTGCCGGACGGCAAAACAATTACAATAGCATACTTCAACCCTCTTTCAGCAGTAGACCACGGTGTAATTGTCCAATAGTAATCTGTCAAATCTTCATTCACAAGCAAATCATTGTATTCTCTGGCTTCGTCAAAAGTAATAGGGCGAACCTCACAAATACAATCATTAAACTCGTTCTGATTATCAACACTCGTCAATGGCACGGAATGCTCAACAAGATTTCCAGCACCGACATTTTCCAAAATAATAGGCTTGATTTTTTCGTCAATATACTTTTTCAAAGCAGATTTATTGTAATCTCTTGTATCTCCATCAAACCGAACATTTTCAGCCATAAGGTTTTTGGAGATTACGTTTGTCGTTTCGTAATTCTGTTCCAAAACAATAAATTCATGTTTTCCAATCATGAATGTTTCGCCAGGTTTCAAGGAATTCAAAACAACCTTTTCCTTTTTCTCTTCGCTCTTCAAAATTTCAAGAGCCTTTTCAACTAATTTAATTGCTTCTTTCATTTCAATACCTCCGTTGATTTCAATTTTTTACTGCGATTTTGCACATCATTAAAAATTGCAAAAATAATCTCATGCGATAATTTAGTTGCATATTTTTCTCCGATTGCAATGCCAGTTTCTACAAACTCTTTCCACCAAGAATCATCATCTTCCGGGTAGTAATATTTCTTACGCCAATTCCAAATATCAGTCCACATATGCTGTTCTTCTGGAATCTGCGATGCATTTACGCTTCCCATATAAACACCACCTAACTAAATATTGAATTATCGTAGTCCTCGAAAAATCCACCGCTTTCATTATCCCAACCAAGACAAATATTCAAATCATCGTGGTCTCCGTAGATTCGTTTGGACTTTTCATCGTAGTGTACTTTCCAACCTCTGTATGAAGTTCTTCCAAATACACGATTTTTAGTAACCGAAATTATTCTCGGATAATTTTCCATCGTATTCTCATCTTTATTTACGTTGTAGTGAATAATCACTCCTGCCGAATTGACAATATCTGAATCCCCACGAATCGAATCGTCCATATCTTCATCATCAATTCCGCTATCTTTCCTCTTGTGTGCAACTAAGATAATACAAACATTGTAAAATCTAGCCATATCCTCTAGTGCGTTTGAAACTTCGCTCTGTGCTTCTAACTTACTTCCCTTAACTCTTGTTTTGTTTATCATTGTCATTAAATTGTCAATCACAATAACTCTCGCATTTTGGCTTACTATCATACGTTCAATCGTATTTAGCAAGTCAGTATCTTCATCTTTAACCATAGTGCGGTCGTAAAGCATACATTTTCCACGATACCACTCTACAATCTTATCTTTTGCAGATTTCCGAACGTAACGCTTTATGTAATCTCTCCTATCTTCTTCCACTACATTTGCCGGACCCGCAATCTGAAAATCAATCGCAGCCTTAAAAAGATAGTTTGGCATTTCTCCGGAATATACAAAAACATTGTCACCTTTGTTTAATGCTCTTGTTATAATCTGTCCTACGAAAGTTGATTTTCCTTTGCCTGATTTACCGGTAACGATAGTAACAACACCAAATGGGATTCCTCCGCAAAGCAAGTTATCTACATCCGCAATACCGGTTGGTATCTTCTCAATACTATATGGGTCAAGTTCCTTTACGTCTGCCAAATCAATTACATTATCAATTGGCAACTTAACCGGTTCTTCAACGCATTTCCTAACCTGCTCTGCTCCGTATTTGAGAAGTATCTCGTTTGCGTCCTTGCAGTCTTTATAATTATCCTCTCTGACGTGTTCTACACGGTCTTTTAGACGTTTTGCAAGTTCATCCAACAAAGATATTGAGCCTTTCTCAAAATCTCCAAAAACGATGATTTTTTTCCATTTGCAAAGCCAATCCCAACAATAGGGAATCCATGTAAAGCCTTTGGCACCAGTCGGAACTGACACTGCGTTTGGTATTCCTGCTGTAGCAACTGCTAATGAATCAAGCTGACCTTCTACCACTACGAGCGTATCAAAACTATCATCACATTGCTTCATTCCAAACAATACCGGCTTTGTGCTTGCTTCGCACCACTCCTTGTTAGCATCCTTTGTTTTATCAAAATCCGTTTTTCTGTACTTGACAAATTGAAGCACGCCTTTTTCGTCATAAAACGGAAAAACAAGAATGTTTGGATGGCTAGTCTGTACGGTAATTTCGTACTTTTTGGCAACTTCTTCGGATATACCACGGCTTTCCAAATACTGAATCGCTTCCGGCTTTGGTTTGATTGCTTCCTTGGGTTGCTTCAACCGCTTGTATTTTTTATTTGGACGATAATACTCGTCAACCTCGTTACCAAGTGAGAAGTCAAAGTCCTTTGAAAGCGTTACCATGTTGCCGGATATTCCACAACTGGCTCTTAAACACTTAAACTGTCCAGTTTTAAGATTTATGGAAAAGGTGCGAACATTTCCTCTTGTGGCTCTTGGCTTGCAATAAGGGCAAGTCTTAAAAAACAGTTCGCCGCCGTGTTCTTTAACCTCAATTCCAACATGACGAGCAAAGTTGTAAGCATCATCCGGGTTAAACTCGTAAACTTTATATCGCATTACCAGTCCTCACCTACTTCCTCTTCCTCAACTTCCGGAACAATCTCTTCCGGCTCTGCTCTAGGCTGTGCAATTTTTGGAGCATTTTGAAGATAACTCTCAAACTTCGTTCCAAACAAAGTTTCTGGCCGCAAATACTCTTTCATCTTCTCGTCTGATTTCCAATCGTTGCATTTACTGTCTATTACACGTTTGAAATCTTCCAAAGTGAATTTTTCTTTAAGCCTTGCATTGATAAGGCTTTGTGTCTTTTTGGTGCTGTATCTGTAACTTGCACCAGTCTTTTCATTCAAATAATCAATAATTTCTTTCACCAAAGAGGTGTCCGTCGTGCTTTGCTCGACAATATCACTTTTCTTTTCTTTTCTTACCTTATCTTCTCTATGTTCCACTTTGTTATCAACTTGGTTACAATCTGTTTCCGAATAGTTGTCATTGTGTTTCACTTCTGTGTAATTTTTGTTGTCACTCTTGCTACAATTTGGGTAAATCTTGCCACATTTTAAGGTGACTCTTGACCTCTCATCTGTATACAGTGTTGGCGTGTATCTGTCCTTTGCAATCGAGTTGTGCAGGAACCAATGTTTGATAAGTACCACGTTAGAGTTTTCAAACGTGAGTATGTATCTCTTCCTCTCAAGGATTTCAAGGTCTTTTGGAGTTGCCTGACATTCTCTTACAATTCGGTTTGGAGCATCTACGAATCCATCATCATCGGCTCTCATGCACAGATGAAAAAACAATCCTTGTGCAGTTAATGGCATGTCCAAAAACACATCCGAACTAATCAATTTTCTTGAAAACATTCTCTTATCAGCCATCTTATATGTCTCCTTTTTTAGTTAAATGGCAGTCCGTCCTCAACACCATCTGGAATGTTCATGAAATCATCATTTCCAGATTTATTATCATTTTTTTGATTCTGTTCTGCCGTTGCCTTGCTTTCAGCAAACTCGCAATTATCAACAAGACAATCATTTGTATATACCTTGTTTCCATCCTTATTGGTGTAACTTCCAGTC